AAGCTCACCCAGACCACACCATTTGTAAGGCGTTAGTAGCAGAGAGAGCAATCTTCTTTGTTTTACTACCGTTCTTCAGGTTCTGTGGAGATGCCGGTCTGAGAACCGTAAGTGCAGACATATCAAGGGATGAGCAAGTGCATGTCGCTGCTAATTCTTTAGTCTGTGCAGAGCTAGGACTTAAACCAAGTAGATCTCTTGACCTTCTAAGGAAGGCAACTATCAACTGGGTTATGGAACCTTTAAAACAGAATGCCGATAGATATTTGGACAAAAAATTTTGGTTAGATGCCAGCGACAGACTTATGTACGAAGGCAAAGCACCAGAATTTTCTCAGACCAAGGCATCCAGAATGCCTGCTTTCTTTGAGCACTCGAATGTCAATCTCCCTCAATACTCTTAAGCTGCACAACGACAGACTTCAAGAGTTAATACAGAAGTTAGATGATAACTTCGGATGGGAACCTATCCATCCAAAAGAATCAATCGAATCAATTATGTATAGAGCTGGACAAGCCAGCGTAATTGAGTACATCAAATCAATAGAAGACGAGGAAATCTAATGTGTATATTTGGAGGCAACCGTAGCGTTGCACCAGCACCACCATTACCCCCAGCTCCGCCGCCACCATTGCCACCAGCACCTACAGCTCCGCCACCTGATCCAGTAGTTAAGGACATTAACCCACAGGTTAAGGATGCTAAAGATGAAAGAGGCAAGAAGGAAGGCGGTGAAAATACCACTGGAACAGGTGCATTAAAAATTAAATTAAATCCAAAAATAAATACAGGTACTAACGCGACAGGCGGAGGATTAAACTAATGCTTGCTCGTGAGAGATACAATAAACTGGTTACAGATCGAAGACAATTCCTAGATAAAGCAGTTGATTGTTCAAGACTCACGTTACCGTATTTAATTCAAGACGATACTTCTTCAAGACCTACACACGAGACTCTCAATATTCCGTGGCAATCGGTAGGTTCTAAGTGTGTTGTAGGACTTGCAGCAAAATTAATGCTTGCAATCCTACCTCCACAAGGAACCTTCTTCAAGCTACAAGTAAGAGAGGATAAGTTAGGTGAAGATCTACCTCCTGAAGCAAGGTCAGAACTTGATCTTTCTTTATCCAAGATGGAACGAATGGTCATGGACTATATCGCTGCGTCTAATGACAGAGTTGTTATACACCAAGCACTTAAACATTTAATTGTTGGTGGTAATGCTCTGTTATTCATGGGCAAAGATGGCATTAAGAACTACCCACTCAATAGGTATGTCGTTAACAGAGACGGAAATGGTAACGTCCTAGAAATAGTTACAAAGGAATTGATAAGTCGAGATGTGCTTGGGTATGAGATACCAAAGCCACAACCTAATACAGGTGTCGACGAAACTGACCAAGGTCATAACGATGATGTCGAAGTTTACACGTACGTGAAACTAGAGAACGGCAGATGGATATGGCATCAAGAGGTCCAAGATAAAATAATCCCGGGTACACGTAGTAGTGCTCCAAAGAACGCAAGCCCTTGGCTCGTTCTCACCTTTAATTCGGTGGACGGAGAACAGTACGGACGTGGCAGAGTAGAAGAGTTCCTTGGTGATCTCAAATCTCTCGAAGGATTATCACAAGCTCTAGTCGAAGGAGCTGCGGCAGCTAGTAAAGTTATTTTTCTAGTCAGTCCATCTTCAACTACAAAACCTTCAGTGATTGCAAAGGCTGGTAACGGCGCAATCGTACAAGGAAGGGCAGAGGATGTGCAGGTCGTCCAAGTAGGAAAGACAGCAGATTTTTCAACAGCCGCAAACATGGCTCAAACTATAGAGAGAAGATTGCTTGAAGCTTTCCTCGTGATGAACGTAAGGAATGCAGAGAGAGTAACAGCAGAAGAAGTAAGACTTACACAGTTAGAACTAGAGCAACAGCTCGGTGGCATCTTCAGTTTGTTAACTGTATCTTTCCTCATACCTTATCTCGATAGAACTCTTTTAGTTTTACAGAGAAGTAATGAACTACCTAAGTTACCTAAAGATGTTATTAGACCAGCGATTGTAGCTGGTGTAAATGCTTTAGGAAGAGGGCAAGACAGAGAAGCTTTAACTATGTTCGTGCAGACTATTGCACAGACATTAGGACCCGAGTCATTAATGAAATTCATCAACCCACTGGAAGCTATCAAACGTCTAGCTGCTGCACAAGGTATTGATGTACTTAATCTTGTTAGGACTGAAGAAGAACTTGCAGATAATAAGGAAGAGCAAATGCAGAATCAGCAGAACCAGACTCTACTTGAGCAAGCTGGTCAATTTGCTAACTCACCTATGGCTGACCCTAGTAAACAACCACAACAACCACCAGAACAAGCTGAATAATGGCAGAAACATTTACAAATGATAACTCTCCTGAGACAGAAGTCTTAACTGAAGAGGAACAGGATTCCCTACAGGTTGGAGAGAAGTTAGTATCAGAACAAGAAGGATTACTAGCTGGTAAATATAAAAATGCTGAAGATTTAGAACAAGCATACTTATCATTACAAAAGAAACTTGGACAAGAAGAAGAAACAGACTACGAAAAAAGTGACGAAGGATATGAAGAAGAAGAAGGAAGTGATGAAGAGGTATCTGAAGATGCTCCTGCGGTCAGTCTGATCAACGAAGCATCTGAAGAATACTATGCTAACGACGGCACTCTATCTGAGGAAACAATAGAAAAGTTTTCTAGCATGAGTAGCCAAGACTTAGTTAATGCTTACTTAGAAATTCAAAAAAATAATCCTCAAGCTCCTCAACAGGCTGCTGAATTGAGTGATGCACAAGTTAATCAAGTGCAAAACCTAGCAGGCGGAGAAGCTAATTACAACGCAGTAACTGCATGGGCTAATGAGAACTTACCTGCAAATCAGATCGACGCATATGATTCTGTAGTTGACTCAGGAAACCCAGCAGCTATTGGCATTGCTTTCCAAGGACTTCAGTCACAGTACAACGAAGCTAATGGATACGAAGGCAGAATGCTACAAGGCAAACCAGCCGGTAGTTCAGGACAAGTCTTTAGATCTCAAGCTGAACTTGTAGCTGCAATGGGAGACCCACGCTATGACACCGACCCAGCTTACAGAGCTGATGTTATACAAAGATTAGATTCATCAGATCTTAACTTCTGATGAACATACCTTATATATATCTAGGTAATTATAAGGTTGACGATGAGCTGATACAGTACTTAGTTCCGAAAGACTATGGGAGGTTTTACACCTCCTTCGCTACAGATGACCCGCCTGATAAAATTGTCAATGGTTTTTATGCAAAGATCGTTGAGAAAATTATAAGAGAAATGGGTCTGTATGAAGTAACTCGATACGAATACGACTATTGGTTACAAGCATACAACGGTCCTATCACTGGACATGCAGCTCATCAACACTGTCGAATTTTTGCAGATGAGAAAGAAGGACTGGTACAACCACGCGGAATTTATGATTTGTTAAGTTGGTGCCATTTTATACGTTCAAAGAATCAACCCTTTGAATTTGTAGATTCTACAGGTGAACATACACAAGTACCTCCAGAACAAAATGATGGAGATCTTATTGTATTCCCTGTATGGGCTTGGCATCGAGTTCAAGCACATGGTATCCCTGACTTTGAAAGGATAACTATCGCTGGCAATATAACCTTAACTCAAGTTGCAGCTATACCTCCTTACGGTAGAAACATTGCAGGAAACACTTCCTCACCTAACACCCAAGTAAACGCTTTCAAATGAAAACAAAAGACCTAGACACACTACTCGAGAACGAGTACCCATACGAACCACCAGTACGAATTATTGAAATGACACACCACAAAGAAAACACAAACCCAATCTTTACACATGAAGCCGAACGTTTTAACGGCTGGACAGCGATGCTTGGCATTGTTGCTGCTCTTGGTGCTTACGCCACTACAGG